CAATATCACTTGCGCGGTGCGCGGCGCGTTGGGCGCCGCCCATCTGCTGGTCGATGGCCTTGTTGTCTTCCATGTATCGGCGGTTCGCCTCCGCCAGCGACAGCGTCCCGTCAGGTTCTTTCTTTGCCATGGTCGGCTCCTTGGCTATTCGGCAGTTGAAGTTGGACGGGCGGCGAATGCCGAGTTCGCCACCCGTCCCGACTCGCGAGTCAAACTAGCACGAGCGGCGGCATAGGCCGCGCCGGCCTCCTCCGCCGTCTGAAAGTGTCCGAGAAATTTGGCCTTTCCGTTCACCATGATCCGCGCCTTGTAGTACGTGTAGATGATCGTCCAGCCCTTGTGCGGCCCGCGGCGGGCGACATGCTCCACCGTGAATTTCGAGACACCTTTAACGTGTGGCATGGATCCTCCTCCGGATTGACCGGAGGAGGGTACTTGTCCAGAAGGACCTTGTCAGCCGTTACTCTGCAGGCAGGCAATCGCCACCTGCTTGCGCTCGGCATAGACCCGCGACCAGTTGGCGGTGGTGCGCAATTCCACGTCGGTCGGCGAGCGGCCGGCCATGGTGTTTGAGGTCCACTTGATCCCGTAGGGGTGCATGACGTACTGGCGCCGCGTCCACAATTCTTCGACGCCGCCACCGTTGCCTTGCGCCGGATAACGGAACGTCTCCACCGGCACGTCGGGCGGGACTTCCGCCCAAGCAATGGCATTCTTGCCGATCAGATAGGTGTGATACATCGGCCGGTTGGTGCCGGCGACGACCGGGCAACCGTCATCCTTCACGACCTGGTATCCCAAATAGCTCGGGAAGCGCACCTTGCCTTCGCTGTCGGGGATGAAGTCGATGAGGTTTTGCTTGGCGAGGTTGGTGTAAACGACCGAGTGCATGATGATCGTATCAAGCACATCGCTCGCATCGCCCATCGTCTGCGCTGCATCGAGGATCGAATTGGCGGAAATCTTTTCCGCCGCGGTCGGGGCGCCCACCGCGTCGGTGCCGATCACCACGCACATATCGCTGGCATTGATCGCAATGTTGTTGGCGATCACGCCGCGCAATGTCGAGACGAGGTGCCGCTGAAACTCACGCGCCCACCAGGCGGAGACGCGGGAGGAAACACGCTTCATCGGATCGTCGCCGGAAAGTTCGGAAACCAGATCGGCGTCCGACCAGGCCTTGTTGCGGTTTTGCCGGATGGCAATGTCCTGTGCCGCCACGATCTTGTCGGGCGTTGCCAGGACGGCCGGATCGTCGCTCGAGATATTCGCGGTCGAGGAATCCGACAGGTCATTCCAGAAGGGCACGTTGACGGTTTGACCGCCGCCACTCAGGAACGTGGACATTTGCGCGTCTTGACGAAGAATGCCGGACTGAAAGATGGCCGACTTGGTCATCGTCTCTTTCAGCATGTAGGGCAGAAAGACGGCCGGAATGACGGCGTCTGACAGGCGGGTAACAGCCATGAGCGACCCCCATTGGGTTATGGCCGCTCACGGCCTTTGCGCTAGTGATCCTTTCCGAAGCGATTTTTGAACAGCGCTTTTTCGGGATCCTTGCCTGCGGCTTGGATGAGCGACCGGGCTAGTTCCGGGTTCTCGCGGTAGATGCGACCCTGCTCGGTGAGGTTTTCCTGGCCGTCCTTCCACGGATTTGCATTCGTGAAAGAGCCAGGTCCGCCGCCGTGCATTCTGTCTTCCTGGAAAAGCCCTTCCCCGACCGTGGCGAGCGCAAACGCAAGCTTGGCGTCAGCGATGTTGCCACCCTGGTCGAGAAGCCCTGCCGCCTTGAAGGTCTCGGAGAGACCTAACCCCCGTAGTCCGGCTTTGGCGTGTGCGATATTTGTCAAATACCCTTGACCGTCAACCGGACCCCACTTCGCCAGAATCTCCTGGTGAGCCGTGCCCACCCGCCGTTTCATGCCTTCGGTCGCGTCGTCTAGTTGCTTCGCGAAACGCTGCACGAATTTGTCGTGAAGATGCTGGGCCTGTCGGGGGGACAAGTCAGCCTCGTGCGACCAATTCTTGTATTCGGTCGCAAAGGCATCGTCGTAAGGAAAGTTCTCCGCGACACCCTTGGGCAATCTGAATTGATAATCGCCGGGGGTCTTGGGCTTCCCTAAGGCGGTATAGACCTTGTCGTAGTCTTCCTTCGGCGCGTTTGCGTCCGGAATGACAATGGACTTACCAAGACGACTTTCCAATTCGCGGTAGCCGGTGATTACGACGTCCGGCGTATTGGATTTGTCCCATCCTTTTTTCGTGGCGAGTTCGCGGTTGCCTGCATCCTGCAGACCGTTAAGCCACGATGAATCACTAACGACGGGCGAGGCCGCCGGCGGTGATTGCTGCCCTGGGGGTTGCCCGGTATTCCCGGACCCGCTCGGTGCGTCAGGCATCTTTATTCTCCCATTGGTTCGGTAGCAATACCCGGAACGCCTGCGGACGTCTGTCGGGCGGCCGTTTCGAGTTGCAGAATTTCGACGTCAGACATTCGCAGGTATTGAAAGATCCGCCCGTAAGCTGCTCGCATTCCTTCGTTGAAGACAATCGTGTCGCGGTCGCCACCCTCCGGCGGCGTGACCCGATAAAATCCTGTGAAATTTGCCAGGTCCACCAGCACGAGACCCTGGTCTTCGCTCGTGGCGGATCCGGTGAACACCCGCTGATAGGCGATAGCAATTCGCGCCTCGGCATCCAGCCGTGAGCGGGCGTCCCGCGGATTGAGAAGCCGGATCAGGCTTTGGAAGAACGGCATTCGATTTTCCGCGCATACAGGATCCCGCGCATCGTCTTGTATTCGTAGCCGTCCTGGGTCGGGCCTGGGCAGGAGCATTCGGCATAATCAATCCCGCAATAGGGACAGTTGCCGTGCTCATCGCATTCGGCGGCGAAGACGACGCGCAGCCATTTAGCCGCCGGACGGGAAGCCGGACGCCGCGGGGACCGGCGGCTTTCCGAATTGTGAGAGGAGGGCATTGGTGCTTGATACCGCCTGGTCCGGCGCCGCAGGGTTGTTGGCCACTCCGCCCTTCACACGGTCGAGGAGACCGCTCATCGCGTCGGCAATCGCGGGAGCGGTTTGTGCGGTTTCACCCACATTGCGGCCGGCAATCGAGGCGTCTTTTGCCACCTCGCCGCCCGTCTTGGCCATCGCCATCATCTTCATCATGTTTTGCTGTTGGATCGACGCTTGACGATTTTGCTGCATGACGGTCTCCGGCACGATGACGTCGGCAGGTGCACCGAAGATTTCGCGCAGCAAGCGCACGGTCTTGTCCAGGTCGAAATTGTCGAGAATGTCCGGCTTCACCTTCACCATCGGCAGGGCGATGTTGAGCAATTGCGTTGTGCCGACACCTTCGTTGGCCCGGCGCATCCGGTCGAGCGGTGACGACATTTTCACGGAAATCGGCATCCCGCGCAGCGATTGCGGCGGCGCCAGCGGGGAATTCGGCCGGAAGATCCCGCGCCGCGCCAGGACACCAAGCTCGCGGTCGATCATGGTGGAAAGCGCCGCCTGGATCTTGCCGCCGGCCGGGCCCAGCAATTCGCCCTTTTCGTTGTTGCGGATCATCGCCTCGGTGGCGGTCATTTCCGGGTTTTTAATCAACGTCTGGAACAGGTTGACGTAGAGGGTTTCCTTGACCTGGGTGCGCCGCACTTCCATCACCTTTTCGGCGAAGTCAGGCGATTGCGCGGTAATCAGCGGCTTCACCCGCAGCGACCCGTCAGATCCCACCGCGCCCAGGTTGACGGCGCGTGGGTTGAGGTTGGGCCGGTTCATCACCCCGTCATTGGGCATTCCCAGCGGCGGATCGGTCCACTGCCCGAAGGCGCGAAGCTCGCCTTTCCCCATCAATTGCAATGACTTGATTTCCGACAGCGCCAGCATGACCGGCGATTCTGCGTAAGGACCGTTGTCCTGTTGCAGCCAGTGATAGACGGCGAAGGGGAATTCGTGAAAGCCGCCGTCCGCCAGCATGTGCTCGGTATCGACCTCGCAGTAGTACGAGGCGATGGACGACCCCTTCATGGTGCCGGCCAGGTTGGAGGATCCCATTTCCTGGCGTGGGCAGACGGCGTGAACGACCGGGATGATCTGCTCGTACTCGCCATTCTCCCAGGCCTGGTTCACCTTCGCCGACACATGCTTGAGGGTGAACTTCTGCACCAATTGTTTCACGGTGAACTTGCGGATCCGGTAATTGGTGTCGACGTTGCCGTAATCGTTTGTTGCCAAAAGGTTTTCTGTCAGCGGGCAGTATTGATAGCGGTACGGCGTCGGAGTGTCGCCAGGCCGGACACGCATGTCGTCTTGCTCAATGAACATGACGCCGGTGCCGAAGGCGACACAGGAGCGCATCGCTTTTTGATGGGAAGGGATAAAACCTGCCCTTGGATCGTAGCGCAGGCTGAATTGAAAATTCCGCAGTCTTTCCAGATAGATGTTTTCTTCATCGGTATTTTTGTCGTGAAGAATGTCGGCGACTGTGAGGCCATGCCACTTCTCGCTTTGCGGCGTCACCAGGCTTTCCATGCCGCTCGCCAGGCGGTCGACGCTCATCATGCCGGTGTTGTCGTAGATCGACTTCACCCGCGGCGTGGAATTCGGTCCGTACAGGGCGCCGGCTCCGGCGCGGCTTTGCGTACCGCTTCCGGAGGGGGCTCCGCCGTACATCATGTAGGAAAACGCGGTCTCCACCGTCTCGGTCGGCAGCACCAGCTTGGCAATGTCCAACCAGACATTGACCCAATTGATGCGCTCGGAGGACATGCAATTGGCGCGGTCGATTATGTCTCGCGCTATGCCCACGGCTAACCCCCGAATCGTCTGTAGGCTTCAACCTCGTAGGGATTGTCGCGATAGCCGATACGCAGCAGGTACCAGAAATATTTGAGGTGCCAGATCAGGGTGCCGAAGATCCAGGGACCTTCGCGCTCCATCTGTTCGTAGTGCACCCGCTCGTGCTCACGCAGCACCGGCATGATTCCCGGTCGGCCGAAAATGTCGCGCCGCACATGCACACAGCGCCACGGCATCGGGATCGCATAGAAATCGTAGTGCGTGAGAAACCACTGCCAGAACCAATTGGCCGGGCGAAACCAGGGCTCGCGTTTCAATTGTGCCGGTGGACCCATCAAGCCGTGACCTTCGTCTTGCCGAGTTGATCGGTGCCCGTCGCTTCGTCAATCGTCACCGGCTTGTCGCTGCCGTCGTACATGGTCTTCTGGTTTGCCAGTGCCCGTTGTCGCCGTTCCAATTCCGCCTGCGCTGCAGCGCTGGGCGGCGGTTGCGGCGGCGGCGCGGACCCGCCTCCTCCACCTCCGAAACACATCACGTATATGCTCCCGCTACGTTTGAGCCTTTCGAGGTCCCGCCCAACTTGTCGGACGATGGATTGTCGATGAGTTGCGTCTGCCCGGTCAAAAGCCCCTGGCGGATTTCCTGGAAGCGCTGGAACGCTTCGGATCCTGGCGGCGCCGGCGTATCTTTCGGTGGCGGCGGCGGAGTGTAGTTCTGGCCACCTCCTCCTCCTCCGAAACACATCGTCACCTCCTGTTAGCCGGTGCTTGTTTCACCAAGTTTTGTCGCCTTGGCGGTCGATCCGTAATCGGAGGCGCCGAGACCGCCGGTGAGGATCGTCGATCCCAGGCCGGCCGCGGCGATGGATTTCTGTCTTTCCTGTTGCGCTCGCAACAGCGACTCTTGTGCGTCATTCGATGGCGGCGGGGGAAGTGGCGGAGGTGCGGGGGCTCCCATGCACATGATCGTTCGCCCTTTTGAAGGTGACGTTGCCGTGCTTTCCGAATCCGGCCCATTCGGATCTAAGCCACCTATACTGCACAAAATTCTCCTTGCCCACTCCCCACTCCGGTAAGTCGCACTCCTTGACGAAGCCCATCCACTCGAGCCAGCGGTGCGATTCGTAGTGATCCCACAACGAACGCGCTTCGATCCGCACGATTCCGACTATGTCGAAGCGGTCGACCAGCGACGGCTTGCCCTTGGCCCAGCGGGCAATTTCGATCATGCACAGGCCGCACTTGTCGGATCCCCAGGCCCAGGCCGACCACAAATGCGGCATCAATTGATTCTGCGGGGTGAAGCCGAAGGAAAATTCCGGGTTGTCGTCGACCCAGGCGGTCCAGCCCAGGCCGCCGTAGGCATCGAGCATTTCGTAGGTGATCCAGCCGCACTCCTGCATGTTGCGCGGGCC